GTTCTTTACAGTACCCTTCTGGGCGGTTGTGCTGGTTGCTGTGTATTGATAACTGATGAACACAGTTTTACCAGTGTCCGCCGCTGCAAACAGATATGCGCCTGCTGTTACAGTATATTGACCAGTGGTTGGAGCAGAAGCTACACGGGTCATCGGTAATCCGTTGGAGTCACGCACGCCCAAGTCATAAGCGAATACACCTGAGTTTGGAGGGGCAACTGTTACGGTGTACGGGCTTGCTGGAATTAACGAACCCTGTACGTCATAATAGTCAGAAGTAATACCAGCGGTCATACCCTGTCCGAAAACTAAGCTGTTCATTGCAGAACCGTTAATCTGAGCGACTTTAGCCTTACCCGCCATCTTGCCTTTACCGCGACCTACTGCAACAGGGAATTGACCTTGGCCATAAAGCTCCTTGGTATCAAAGCTAATGTCAATGCTAATGTCCTGCATAACGCCCAGCTGAACGGGCGTAGGGTTTACAATTGCGTTACCTGTAGCGTCCTGAAGCGGAGTGCCCCAAAATACGCCTGAACCGAATAAAAATTGCATGGTGTAGCTCCTTTACGTGACGAGAAGTTTAATTGGAACGATGGCAACTGCTTCTTCACCAAGGTCGCCCTCAAATATTTGTGTTTGGCCCTCAATCCAACAGTGGTGAACGAGACCATTAAGGGTCATTGCATGGTCGCCGTCCTGTTTAGGTTCAAAAGTGCTTCCTATTAAATCCAGGATCGGGTTTAATATCGGGCCCACATCCTCACCCTCACTCTTTACATAAATCCATAAGCTCACCTCCAGCACTATGCGGGACGGTTGCCCTCGAACTGGGTTAGTGACTTCACCTGTATGCTGCATATAGATGGCGGGTTGGTCTTCCCCTGCGGTATCCTGCCAGGATTTTAATCTACGGGTACAGGTACGAATTCCTGGCAGCTCTTGCAATAAATCGAACAGAGCTTCATATACTGTTTCCCTACTTTGCACTAAATTCATCGCAAACCCTCCGCCAATGCTTTGCGGATATTTGTGGTTATCCTTCCAGTGTTTTCATTAAGCGACGGAATCATAAAAGCGCGTTTCGGCATGTTCATCTGTTTAGAGAACGCTTTAACCACATGAGCTTTCACCGTCACTCGTCTTGGTTGCTTCATCAGCTTGCCAAATGCGATGGACTGCATTCTCATAAATTCTTTTACGTTATGTTCCGGAACCCGTACCTTACCGTTGAACCCGAATTCGTGTATGCGTGCATATTTAACATTCGTTCCAATGCGTGCAGTAATAGAACCAGTTCCTTCACCCTCAAACTTTGCAGTAATGGAGCGACGTAAGCGTCCCGTTCTAACCCGCAATACTCCGTCCGAAAGCTTGTTTAGTTTAATATAAGCAACAAGGAAAAGTGATTCTCTAATCACAGCCTTATCAATGCCTAGCATCGTGCTTTCACTACGTTTAGCCATTGCACGCTTGAGGTTCTGTGTGCCTTTAAGTTCCGCTGTTATCATAAACCCGTTTCCGGAATTGTGTTTATATAACTCTCAAGTATAATTCTTGCTGCACTCGGTATCCCTTGTGAACCCCCGCTGGTTCCAGAGGTTGCGTCCGTATAGGTAACGCTTTCCCCTGCCAGGGACTTACTTCCGACACCCAATCGTTCCCGCTCGTTCAGACGGGTAACTAGGTACATGATGAACGCTAGTTTTAGGTCGTCAGGGTAAGGCTGCAATGCTGCACCGTTCAACCCGTCCGCGTCCCCATAACCAGCATTAAAAGTCATAACCACATTACGATTTCCGCGTGTAAACGTGTAACCTCGTAATGTTACACGTCGGCCTCCCAGCGGAACAAACCATCCTGCAACGTTTGCACCTGTGGACTGAGGGATTACTGTGTCGTTAATTGTAAGTGACTTAAATAATGTCACAGGGTAGTTGACAAGCGTCATATTTGCCGCATCGTTCCCGTCCCTGTACTCAGTAACTTGAGCACTTGGAAAATGTCGGTTACAGAAGTTCCCAATTGCAACCAAGCTCGGACCAAGAAGTAATGAGATTACAGCATCCTGATTCGTTTTCTGGATACCCGCGTAATTCTTTATATCATCTATGGTTGCAATCGGCGTTGACATTATTTAACCTCTGCATTTGCTGACGCTGTAGGCGCCCATGCTGGTTTTGTATCTGAAGGGGGTACACTGGTATCACCCTTTGGCGTTTTTTCGCCTGTGTCGGCAACTGGTGCGGACTCGGGGTGCGCGTAACCGTGTGCTCCTATCAATTCTTCAACCGCTGTGGCAGGTACTTCAACCGCACCGTCCACAACTTCATATTCTGTGCTTTCAAAACTCAAGCTAGTTGCACCTTCTGGCGCTATTAGTTTAATCAATTGCATAATAATCTCCACTCAACAATTGTTAGTAAAAGCAAACCCCGAAGGGTTTGCTTTTCACACTGCTTAACCTGCGGTGATGTTAGTGATAACACCGATTGCGAAGGTTGCGTAAACTGCAAGAACAGACTCAGCATAGACGCCTGTCTCATAGCTACGGGTACGCACTGGCCAATCAATTTGGTAGTAATCCTGACGGGTTTTGATTTCCGCCACGTTTGCCACTTCATTGTTTTGGTAGTACATAGGTAAATCTTCGCAATATGCCAAAATGGTGCCTGGGGGTACTTTAGGATGGATACGGATTGGGATAATCTGACCGCCATCTGGAAGAAATGGGTTGTAATAAGACGCAACGGTGCCACCTGCAACAACACCGAAGGGCTGACCGGACTTCTGTGCGTCTGCACCGTAACGCAACAGTGAACCCCCAGCGGTATTCATCACTTTGGCAGTGATATCTTTCTGCTGTTGACTGTTAACGTACATAACAGTCGGGGACAACTGGTATTGATCCCACATTGATTGAAGCATACTGTCAATTTCTTTAACAGAACCAGCGCCTGAACTGGTAAGAGTTGCAGCGGTTGCCATTATCTTGACGTATGCAGTATTGGCAGGATTTAAAGCTGCGGTCAATAAACCGTCATAAGCAAGGCCAGGGTTAGCTGAATAATCTGCAGTGATTAAGGTTGCAGCTTGGCGAGTACCACCAGTTAACGGAACACTAAATGAGACGCTGTTGGTTGTGGTTATAGCTTCTAACTTCTCAGAACCAGCAACACCAGTGAACCAAGCGTAACCAACAGCGCCTTGAACAGGATTAACGCTGGCAGACAAAGTTTGGCCAAGGGTTATTGCTTGTGAAGCTGCAACAGACTTGTTAGCTGAACCACCGTTCAACGTATAGGTTGAGCCATCAGCGCCAGTTACGGTCTTAGCAGTAGCAACACCGGAAGCCAGTGAGCTGTTGTAGTAGCCCTCTTGTGTCAGAGCAACTGCGATGACGCTGTAGGTATTAGCTGGTAAAGTTGCACCTGTACCTGCTGCGGAAGCTGTTGGAGTAGGTGTCACGCCCAACGCCATAGAAGCATTGCCACCCAGAATTGCGTTTTCTTCTTTCAGCATCATCTTTTGCAGCAAACGCATTGACATCGTGGCACGCACGTCTTCAAATGTTTTGCCAGCGTTAACAGCCTCGAACGTTACGTTGTCTTCTTCGCCCATGGTGACGTAGTTTGCAGCTTTAGGAGCGGAGCTGTAAGACATACGACCTGAACGCTGACCCTCTGGAACCCAGCCTGAGTTATCAAAGCCTGAACCAACAATGGAAGAAATCACTTTCCAGTTGGTAGCTACACCAACACCGCCTGGAACACGCGGAATTCGGTTACGCAACGGAGTGAAAACAGGATACAGGTTTTTGGCAGGTGCTTGTAAATCATAAGCAACTAAGCCTGTCGCGGTTGTAATGCTTTTGCTGATGTCATTGCCGTAAGCAGCTTTCATCAGTTCCAGCGTATCTTGTGTCGGGTTCATATACTACTCCTTCGTTATTAACTAAAATAGTCTACAGCGGAATGCTTTTGACTGGTTATAAAAAGCTTCAAGGTCTACCAAAAATTGACCGTCCGCCGCCTGCATGTATTTGTTTAATAGATGTTGCAAC